CCGGTTATTGGAAACTATACCACTTCTAGTTTCTATATAAACACAATATCACCATCCAAAACGGAATTACGTTTATCGCCGATAGACTCAAATAATACGCAATTCCAACAACAATTCAGTCAGTTTATCAATGAATATACCAATTTATCATTGTATGGTATAGACGATATTAATAGGATATATCCGGAATATGACCCGACGATAATAAAATTCGGTACGCCGACCGGAGCGACTATACAAGGGTACTATTTAAGCGATAGTATATTTGACGGGACTAGATTAGCATATGATTTTCATATAACGAATAATGTATCTCTTCCGATTTTTTATGCCGGTCAAACATTTGTAGCAGTCGCTAACAATGCATACGATACTTATATAGGATTAGATCAAATATCATTATTATTAACAGGTATATGGTTTAAGGGGGCGAATATAAAAATGACCCCGCAAACTTTATTCGCATTCAAATCGGAAATTAATGCTTATAGAAGTTTACCGTCCGTTAACGCACTTTCGGTAACTGAACTTACTGCAATTTACAATGACGACAATCAACTAAAGGAATTTTGGACACGTAATGCTGACTACTCATATAAACATTTAGGTGAACCGTATTTCAATAATGACGGTACTACCGGCACCTTAGCGAAAGCTGGATATACAATAGCACCTAATGTATATCCTTCTGATTACATATTGAATTTTGGCAACAATAATATTGTTAAAATTATCAATGTAGTATTAGAATCTCCTTATAATATATTAGTAAAATTAGCTAGTCCGTTACCAACACAATTCCAAGAATTAGACACTCTTTGGTTGGCGAAAGAATTAACGACACCACTAATTGATAAAATACTACTAGTCAATAATTTACAGGCAATTTTAGGTACAAATATAAAAGGACCTAATTTCAATATAGATGTACAAGAGGCGCAAAGTATTGCTACAAGTTTACAATCATGGAATGACTTATTGAGTGCAAATGTCAATACCAATCAACAAATTATCAACAAATATTTTAGTGGTAGCTTATCCGGTATACATTTAAACATAAATTACGGTGAGTTTAAAAACTTTATACACTTTAGTAGTGCTGAAGAAAGAGTTGCGAATTTTCAATACAAATTACAATTAATTGAACACTATACTGACCGGTTAAATACAATTAATAATGTAACGGGAGTTATTGGTGCGAATATATTAGAAGCGTCTACTAAACGTGATAATATTATCGGAGGGTTTGATGATTTTGAAAAATATTTGTTTTACAATACAACGGGTAGTTTATTGTACACGTTTGCTAGTTGTTCAATACAACCGTGGCCTAAACAGAACGTATCAAACAGTTTGATTGATTACTCCAATCAATTATCAGTAACTAGCAGTATAGCAGAAACATATTATAATGATTTACTAGAACAGGCTCAAATATTTGATAGATTCAATATACATTCATTACGCAATACTATACCCGTTCATATAAAAGAAGACCAATTTAATGCGGAGTATATTTTATTTGTGGATATGATAGGCCACTTCTACGATATTATCTGGTCATACATAAATCAATTAACGCAGATTAATACACGAGAAGAACATCCTTTCGATGGTATGGCCCAAGACTTAATATACGATGTCGCTAAATCATTAGGCGTGTCCGTATATAATGGTAGAAGCGGTGCTGACTTATGGGGATATGTATTGGGAGTTGACAGTAATGGTGAATTTATACAATCTGGCAGTTTAACTACATTACCAACTGAACAAACGACTAAAGAAGTTTGGCGTAGAGTGGTAAATAATTTACCTTTTCTATATAAAACTAAAGGCACTGCTCGCAGTATAAAAGCTTTATTGACTTGTTACGGTATTCCTACTACCATATTAAATATAAAAGAATACGGTGGTGTTGCGCCGGAAGAAAACGATTTGTTTCCGTATTATGTACACGATGTATTTAACTATGCACACGTAGCTACCGGGTCAGCTTCTAACTATGTAATCACTCCATGGCAGGCATTTACTAGAACTTTTTACGATAAATCACCAAATGTTAATCAGTATCCTGATGCTATTGAATTTAGATTTAGACCTGATGACAATTTTACTTATGATATTGGCACCGAATATTCGTTGCTGCGTAGCGATTTAGACTTACCGGTTACCGCATCCGTATGGAGCCAGATACAAAGTCAATGGGCTCAATACAATATAATATGGAATGCTAGCACTCCGACACCTAGTACAATAGGTGACCCATTTTTTGAAGTAACATTTAAAAAGACTGATACTAATAACGGAAGTTTAAAATTTTATTTATCGGGTAGTAACGGATGGTTATCATCATCTATTGATAACATATATATGTTTGATAACAATTGGATTACAGGTGTAGTACAAAGAAATAAATCAACAGATAGTTTAACAGAACCTTCACAGTCGTTTACATTAAAATATCAAAAAGGATTATACGGTAAAATAGTTGCATCAGGTAGTTCCACTATAAATTTAACGACTAACAATAGCGGTTCGTATAGCAGATCATGGATAACGGGCAGTTATATAACATGGGGCAATGGCGGAAATAATATAGGAATAACCGGAGGAACATCTGATAAATTTTACGGACTGTATCAAGAGTTTCGTTATTGGTACGACAATTTGATAGATTCGAGTATTAGTAATCATACATTATCGCCTAATTCATATAACGGTAATTATCATTATTCTGCATATCATGATTTAGCATTTAGAACTTCATTAAGTAGGAAAGATTTAGTAGTCAATGGTACATACGGGTATATGCAACAATTATCTCAGCATCCCAATCAAAGTATCAATACAAATATTTCATCTATATTTGTTGATAGACCTACATTGAGTAGTGTACCATTTGAAGGTGTTGAGGAAACGTACTACACATTATATGCAGATTTAACAGCACATGTTATATACTCAGAAAAAATACGAATAGAATCGCAATCATTAAGCGGTCCGTTGAGTATAGATGAGCGAGTTACCAAAAGTTCATTTGACAATAATTCTGTGGATTCCAATAAGTTAGGAATTTATTTTTCACCGCAAAATGGTATCAACGAAGACATTGTCAATCATTTAGGGTACGTATCATTAGACGATTACATAGGAGATCCTAGAGACCAATATGAGCCGACATACAATGCACTGTCAGTATTGCAAAACGATTACTGGAAGAAATACACTAACAAAAACGATTTCAATACGTATTTTAGAGCTCTACAAATATACGATTTATCTGTATTCAGACAAATCAAGAAATTTGTTCCTGCTAGAGCCAATTTGATATCAGGTATTGTTGTTGAACCTAATTTATTGGAACGTAACAAAGCTAATTGGGTGAAAACGCCGGTAGTGGAAGACTTGGCCATTAGCGGACAGGTAGCTATCACGACTGATTATACCGTATTATCAGGTATCGTAAACGAGTTACCGGATGCAATTATTACAAATGTAGGAAATAATCTCACAGGTTCATATATACCGACATACATAGGAAATACAAATGTATATACAGTAGCCAACAACGTATATAGTATAGCAATCGTCAATTCGGATACAAATTTACCTGAATTTGGGTATATTGCTTATGAAAATTTACTAAATGACAATGTTTACGAGTCATGGTATTTAGGAGCACAAAATACCGGAGAAGACGGCCCACCGGTTACTTACTTTAATAACGGTGTACCGCAATTGACTAGCGGGTACACGAAGCCAGTAATATTGGGGGCTAATCAATTCGGCGGTACTATAAATACATCGGGTATTACGCCGGTTGTTGGTACACCTCCTACTCTATTTAATTCTATAGATACAAATACTATGTCGGGATAGAATAAACAAATAATACAATAAATTCAATAAATTCTATATTTATTTAAAATAAACAAATACACAAAATGGGATATTTAGATAATACGTCGGTTACAGTCGACGCGATTTTAACCAAAAAAGGTAGACAATTATTAGCCCAAGGCACTAATGCATTTCAAATTACCAAATTTGCACTTGCCGATGATGAAATTGACTATACATTATGGAATACTGACCATCCTAATGGCAGTGATTACTATGGTATAGTAATACAAAATACACCATTACTGGAAGCATTTCCTGATGAAACTCAGTCAATGAAATACAAATTATTGACATTGTCTACGACCACACAAACAGCAATACCTATCGTTTCAGTATCACAGACTACATACAATTACACCACATTACCTAGCTCACCCGATATTATTACTCCATCGACCGTATATGGCGGTACATTGTCAGCAACGTTTCCACCAACCGGATACACTGCTATATTATCAAATGGAGCAAATTTTATTTTGGAGGTCGATGTACCGGTAAGTGGCGCACCAACCGTGCCTTCATATATCGGCGATATTACTCAAAGTGTAGTAAAAGTAGGTCAATCATTTAAAATCAGCCCGAAACAGGGTACATTATCCACTCAATTAAAACAAGCGACTCTAACTATTATAGGAAATGACACGGGAGGTGCAGTAACGATAACTTTGAGTTCACAACTTAGTGTTGTTGGTGTTTCTGGATTCACTATTTAATTCGAATATTAATAATCACATAACATGATATTTAAAACATTTAACGCGAATACCGACGTAATATTAAACCAAAGTAAAATACTTGCTAAAGGAATTTGGTCAGGTGATTCTGCTACATTAACTACTTTTTTTACGGGTTCGTCTCAAACGGCAATACAAAAAACGTATTTTTACCAAGTATGGGATGCTGTATCAACCGCATCAGGCTCACAGTCGCAATTTGCAGTTGCATACGGTAATAGATTAGGTAGCGGTAGTGCAACATCGAATACTGATGATGAAGCAACTAAAGCAATATATTCTCAAATGAAATTAACGGTGTTGAACCCGGGAGATACACAATTTACATTCAATTCAGGAAGTACAAGTGTCAATTCAGATTCAATATACGTATTATCTATTAATAGAGCTCGCCTTAAAGATTCATTAGATCCTGGTAATTGGAGTTTATGTTTAGCTACATTAAGCGGATCATCAGTACCTAACTCAGTACATACCGGTTCCAATGTTAAAGTAAATGGATTAGGTACACTAGTAACCTTAATTGATGATTCACAATTAGTTACAGGTAGTGTTACTATTTCAAATGCAGCGGCGAAATACAATATCATAAGCGGTACGATAACAGGCGGTGCCTATGTAGGCCCGGGTGGATATCATTATTATGGGGTTGTATACCCTGCTTTAGGATTGATGGTATTTAATGGTAATGAGCTCGATAGAAATGTCGGGTTTAATACCGTAACAGGAAGTCAAGTAGCAGGTGATAATGCTTTCAAACTATTTACTTCAATATCAGGAGCCGCAGCAATAAGTACTACAAACGCATTTACTGCTAGAAACAATGAAAAGAGAGTTTCAAACATGTACTTTGTAAGAGCATTTAGTAATGAATTCAATTACACCAATAACCCGACATTTGTAACAGGCTCAGGATTTATACGTCCCGAATTTGTGGGCGATCCGCAGACGTTTATTTCTACGATAGGCTTATATAATGATAACAATGAATTGTTAGCAGTAGCTAAAGTATCTAGACCATTAATTAAAAATTTCGAAACTGAATTACTTGTAAAGGTTAGGCTCGATTATTAAACCATATTAGTATGCCAATTTACGGAGCATTTAAACAAATCCCTCCATATGATATTAGTCGTACTACGTTTAATACTTATAAACAGTGGAATTTATCAAAACAAAATTTCCTATCTGCTAGTTTAGACAGTGATGACCATATCACGTTATTAGTAGCTCAAAAACCCGATCCTAATTTGTATTCGGGAGGTGTGGTAACTTATGAGTCATTTCAAGCTACAACTGAGCCCAAAAACGAAAATACCATATACGGATATGTAGGCGATGAATTTTATACATCAGCTGTATGGTATAGTATTAATCACGTTTATTACAATAAGTTATTTTCCAATGACTCATTCACTAACGTAACGGGCGATAATATAGTAAATAATCTATACGCCACTGCTTCAGTAATATCTATACCACAAAGGTATTTTGGCGATACGATTAAGCCCGGTAGTTTAAATTTAACATTGGAAGCTTCTACAGGAATTCAATTAACTGCAATTGACGATACGAATACAAATGTAATAGACACTCGATTATCGAGTTCGGTAGCAATAAATAATCAAAAGTTATATTTAGGGTTCAATAAATTTGACCACGTTTCAGTTGATAACTATAACATACCATTTAGTCCGTTTACATATATTGCCCAAGGCGTTACGTATAATAGTTCTGACATATACCAATTTTATGGTACTAACACCGGTTCAATAGGATTAAATGCTACATTTACCGGTACCGGATACATACAAATACGTGAAAGTGGGTTAACTCCTAGTTCACCTAAATTATTAGGTCCGGAATATGATGAAGAATTTGCTTTAAGTTTCTGGTTATTCGTTAATAGCAATGTATCGACTAATGCTTCTAATTACAATTACATAATTAGTAAACGTAGAGAAGGTATGGCGTACGTTCAAATCAATAATTTTGTAGAATACAATGAAATAGACTTGAATAAAATTGCATTTCCTTATGAAATACGCATACAAAATTCAGGAAGTGCCGGTACATCAACCATATTGAGTGCAGTGCGTAGCGACGGTACGAATACGGTAGAAGTGTCTTCTAGTATATTGGTAGGAAATCAAACGGGTGCATACAGAGGTGGCTTAAATAGAAACGCATATCACGTAGTATATCAAAAGTCAGGTAGTATGATGCAACTATACTTAAATGGTACGTTAGTGAATTCATCAACGGATACCACTAATTTTGATTTCAATAATAACTGTGATTTATTTATCGGCAATTTAGGAAAAAACCACGGCGGATTTGCAGGTACTGTTGATGAATTATTTTTCTTTAATAAAGCTTTGACGTCAACGGAAATAACTCAATTAAGTACACCTGAATATTGTACAAATACAAATATAATAGGTAATATTTTCTATCAACAAGGTATTGTATGTATATCCGACCCTAGACCCAAATACAATTATCTAACGGGCCTATGTGCTAGTTGGAATGGTGGCGGACCTGCTTTTTTAAATAAGTACAATGTTTCTTATAAATCTAAAGTACCTATTAATGAAGTTGAGGTATTATGTAGATTGAAAGAAAATGAATTTAATTTTACGACTAATCCTACGTCATTAGTAGATTATAGGTATCCAGAACAAATAGGTAGCGTAACGAGTTCATATTGGACGCCATTTATTAGTACAATTGGATTGTATGATGATAGCGGTTCACTATTAGCCGTAGGAAAATTAGCAAACCCGATACCTAAAATCAATGAAGCTGAATTGAATTTTATCGTTAGATTTGATATTTAGTATGAAACGTAAAAAAATGTCCAAAAGATGGATAGCTAAGAAAAATGGATTTCGTTCCGGTTTAGAAATGGAAATATCACATCAATTGACTAGTAACGAAATTAATTTTGATTACGAATCTATAAAAGTACCGTATACTATACCTGCTAGAAATGCTAAATACACACCTGACTTCATATTACATAATGGTATTATAATTGAAACAAAAGGTCGATTTGTAGCGGCTGATAGGAAAAAACAATTACTAGTAAAAGAACAAAATCCACATTTAGATATACGATTTGTGTTTTCCGATTCCAGTAATCGAATATCAAAAAAAAGTAAAACTACATACGCAGATTGGTGTACACAACATGGATTTCAGTATGCAGATAAAGTTATACCAAGTAGTTGGTTACATTAGGATTATTGAATAAAGTTTATTATATTACCTATAATGGAAAAACTAATACAAATATTAGAAAACGTTTTAGGTAAAGGTAGAGAAACGAATAAAGGAAATTACGCGTTTCATTGTCCTTTCTGCAACTCATCTAAAAGAAAATTAGAAATACAGGTAGTATCGCAGATACCTGATGAAAATCACTTTCATTGTTGGACGTGTAATACTTCAGGTAAAAAACTAATTAACCTATTTAAAAAACTACAGCAGCCTCGAGAAGTAATAGCTGAGTTGATGTCAATATTAAATGTATCAACATATTACACTGATACTACACAACCCAAGTACAATTGTATTAAGTTACCCGATGAATATAAACCATTATGGCGTAACACTTCAAGTATAGAACAAAAAAATGCACTTAAATATTTGACACGCGATAGAGGAGTATCATTAGATGAAATAATTAAATACAATATTGGATATTGTGAAACGGGTACTTATTCAAAAATGATTATTATACCAAGTTATGATTCCAATGAAAAATTAAATTATTTTGTAGGTAGGTCATATTACAAAACTGATGGATTTAAACACAAAAATCCTGATATACCTAAAGACATAGTCGGGTTTGAATTGTTTGTTAATTGGGCGTATCCAATAGTATTGGTCGAAGGCTCGTTTGATGCCATGGCAGTTAGGCGAAATGCAATACCATTATTCGGTAAAACGATATCCGAAGAACTCAGAAAAAAGATTATTGAAAACAAAGTCAAAGACATATACATATGTTTAGATAAAGATGCTCAGAAACAGGCTATTGAACACGCCGAAGAATTTTTAGATAACGGTATCAACGTATATTTTGTGGATTTACAGGAAAAAGATCCTGCAGAAATAGGATTTCAACGTATGCGTCAAATTATTAAAGATACTCCAGTATTAACTTTTAGCAAACTTATAGAATATAAATTGGATTTATGATACACATTAAAAAAATTGACACTAGCTTAACGAATATTGATAAAATTTATTTGATTAGTGATGTGCACATTCGAAACCTTAAACGGCATACTGAATACATTGAAGTATTTAACAGACTATATAAGGAAATAGAAACTACAAAAACACCTAACAGTATTATTGTATTAGGCGGCGATATTGTACACGCAAAAACAGATATGACTCCTGAACTAGTGGAAATGGTTCAAGGATTTTTCAAAAAATGTGCTGATTTGTGTTATACAATATTAATTACCGGAAACCATGACTGTAATTTGAATAACAAAAACAGAATGGATGCTTTAGCGCCAATCGTGAATGCAATGGGTCATGAACGTTTATTGTATTTACGAGATAGCGGCGTATATAATATCGGCAATATACATTTTACTGTAATGTCTGTATTCGATAAACCTAACGAATTTATCAAAGCAAATGAATTTGATGCGCCATATAAAATAGCATTACATCACGGAGCTGTTGATACTGCCAAAACGGATACCGGCCACGTGTTATCAAACAAACATGTACAGATAAGTATGTTTGACGGTTACGATTTAACATTGTTAGGAGACATACATTTACCGGCACAGTATTTGAATGTAGAAAAAACTATTGCATATCCAGGGTCATTGATTCAACAAAATTACGCTGAGTGTATAGGACATGGTATGCTGGTATGGGACGTGGATACAAAAACATCAAAATTTGTAGAAATTGCTAATGATTATGGATTTTATACAATGGATATAATCAACGGTAAATATACATTACCTGAAAACTTACCTAACAAATTACGACTTCGGTTACGAGTAACTGATACTACAAATGCAGAAATAAAAGAAATATTAGCAGTCGTTAAAAGCAAATACGATGTTTTAGAAACTCCTATACAAAAAGTAAATACAATTAAACACAATGACCGTACAAATATTACAAAAATTAATTTGGGTGATGTTCGTGATATTGAATTTCAAAATCATTTATTAAGTGAATATTTGAAAACCAACTTTGATACTGTAGATGAAATAATTGATGGAGTAAAACATGTAAACAGAAAGTGTAATTCACAATTACAGAAGTTAGAAATAAATAGAAATACGGTATGGATACCTAAAAAATTTACTTTTGATAACATGTTTAGTTATGGTACCGGTAATGTAATCGACTTTACTCAATTACATGGTCTTTATGGTATATTCGCACCAAATACAGCAGGTAAATCTACTTTATTTGAAGCACTTTCTTTTTGTATTTTCGATAAATGTAATAGAACTTCTAGAGCCGAGCAGGTATTAAATAATTTGAGTACCGAATTTACCAGTATATTTGAATTTGAAATTAACGGTACAACGTATTTTATAGAGCGACTAGGTAAAAAAATGAAGGACCACGTACGCGTTACCGTTTCGTTTTACAGTATAGCAGAAACGGGTGAGAAACAAATACTTAACGGAAAAGAACGTAGTGATACAAACAAAATTATACGCAGTTATTTAGGTACATATGAAGATTTTGTATTGACATCAATGTCGGTACAAAACAATAACACTGGATTTATTGACGCAGGCCAACGTGAACGAAAAGAATTGCTTGCACAATTTCTAGATTCAGATATTTTTGAATCGTTGTACAAAATAGCAAATGAAGAAAGCAAAGAATTGAGTTCAATCATAAAAGACTTGGGTAAGCAAGATTTGGATACACAAATAGCAATGCTTGAAAAACAAATAGTACAATTACAATCCGACGAACAAAAATATGTATCGCAGAAACAATCGCAGGAACATTTGATTCAAGAAGTGGTTGATCGCATAACCGAATTATCAGAACAAATTATACCAATAACCGTTAAATTGGATAACATTGATAGTTTACGATTACAGCACGACAATATTCAAAATAAAATTGATACAAATAAATTGTCAGTGTCTAATTTAGAAACCAAGTTAACGAGTATAAGTGATGAATTGGTACAATACAACCAAAAATTATCAGGTGTTGATATTGAAGAAATAAATACACGAGTATCTGAGGCGGGCATACTACAAAAGTCTTTATTCGAACTACAAAAAGAAGAAAAAAAGATTGAGATAGACATTCACCATAAGGAAGAAAAATTGAAAAATTTAGATAAGCTTGAATACGATGAAAATTGTACATATTGTATGAATAATATTTTTGTGAAGGATGCTATCCAAACAAAAAATTCATTGAGTGCTGATTATACAATAAAAAATCAATTGATAGCACGCATACAAATCAAACAAGCCGACCTGCAATCGATAACAGAGTTTGAACAAAAGAAAATTGCATACGATAAATTAAACGCAGTGACCGGTAAATTGAATGCAGATAAATTGAAATTGGAAAACGAAAAACTCAAAATTGAAAATGATATTTCCAATTTACGCACTCAATTACAAATAGTGTCAAATGACATTCAATTATACGAACAGAATAAGGAGTCTATTAATAAAAATGCTCATACACATAGTTTACTGCTCAAAGAACGTACCGATTTAGCGAACCTTAAACTATATCTACAAAAAATAGAACAGCTCTTAAATGAGTGCTTATATGCTCAATCAATACATAAAGCAAATCAATTACATTTAACGAATCAATTGAAACGATACGCTGATTTACAAAAGGAATACAATTATTATCAATTGTATATGAAAGCATTTTCTAGAGACGGTGTACCATATCAATTGATATCCAAAGCATTACCTAAAATTGAGTCTGAAATCAATAACATGTTAAGTCAAATAGTTGATTATGAAATCATATTGAATACTGACGGTAAAAATATTAATGCATTTATTGTATATGACCCTGATAGATATTGGCCTATAGAATTGGCATCAGGAATGGAAAAATTCGTTGCTTCAATTGCCATACGAACAGCATTGATAAACGTTTCTAGCCTACCTAGACCGCCATTTTTAGTAATAGACGAAGGTATGGGTAACTTGGATGCCGATAACTTAAACAACATGTACATATTGTTTGATTACTTAAAAACTCAATTTGAATACGTGATAACTATATCACATATCGAATCAATGCGTGATATGGTTGATTCTGTAATTGAAATAACAAAGTCCGGTGAAAAATCATTAATAAGTTATACGTGAAATAATTATTATTGATATGATTAGAAAAACTGCACCTA